CTGGTCTTCAAGGTCTTGGTAGAGGTAATGATAGAGCTAAGTTAGTAGAATTTATTGGTACTATTTCTCAGGCTTTAGGACCAGATATTATGAGACAATACGTAAATGTCGATGAAGCTATTAAACGTTTAGCTAATGCAACTGGTATAGATACAGCTAACTTAGTTAAGTCCCAGGAACAAATTGCACAAGAGCTACAAGCTCAACAACAACAACAGCTGATCCAACATCTTGGGCCAGCTGCTTTAGGGTCTCCTTTATTAGATCCTAAAAACAATGCCCAAGCACAACAACTAACGGAGCAAACCGATGCCAACCCAGAAGCCGTCTGAAACACCAAAGACTGAAAAGCCTAAAGTGCAAGCACCAAAGGTAGAGACACCAAAAGCAGTAGAAGATACTTCTGCTAATGCTGTAGTCAGTAGACTTTCTCCTGAAGTTAATACTGACTCACCACAAAAGGTGGAATATAAAACTAGAAAAGGTAACACAATCTCAACTTCTAAAGGTTAATTTATGGCTGAATCACAAGTAGCTACACAAGAAACTCCTCCTATGTCTAGAGAGGATTTAGAAACTCTTGCTAAAAATGAGACTGATGATGATGGTCTTATTCTTGGTAAGTTTAAATCAGTAGAAGATCTTGCTGCTTCTTATAAAGAACTAGAAGGAAAGCTAGGTCAAAAAGAAGAGACTACTGAATCAGAAACTGAAGCTTCAACAGAAGAAACAACTGAAGAAGAATCAGAATTTGATGCTAAGGAACTTTATGGTGAAGGCTTAGCTGAAGTATTAGAAGAAGTTGGAATTGATGTCCAAGATATTTCTAAACGTTTCCAAGAAACTAGTGAAATATCAGAAGATGATTATTCCAAATTAGGAGAAGCAGGTTTCTCTAAAACTATTATTGACACTTATCTCAATGGACTAAGAGGTAATTCTGAAGGAGCTGCTGCTATAGCTGGTCAACAAATTGAATCTATTAAAGATTCTATTGGTGGTGATGCTGAATATACCAAGCTTCAATCTTGGGCTACTCAAAATTTACCAGAGTCAGAAATAAAGGAATTTGATGCTTTATTAAATCAAGGAAATGTTTCCGCTATAAAGTGGGGAGTACAAGGTCTTTATTCACAATACAAAAATGCTATGGGAACTGAACCTGATTTAGTAAGTGGTAAGTCTGGTCAAAGTGGTGCAACACCATTTAGATCTTCTGCTGAAGTACAAGCTGCTATGAAAGATCCTAGATATGGAAAGGATGTGACTTATACAGAGAATGTCTATGCTCGTATGGCTGATAGCGATGTCTTTTCTACTAAGAGGTAACAATTATGGGTGGCTTACTTTCAAGATTTAAAAAGAAAAAGAAAGAAGGTCCGTGGTCTCCTACCGGTAGAGCACAACTAATGAAAGCTCAAGCTTATTTAAGTTCAGGTGGTGATGAAACTTATTTACCATCAGGTGTGACAGCAGCACAGGTAAATGCTTGGAATAAAACACGACAAAACAAAGATAGAATTGACAATTCAGCTCTTAGATAAAAAGTTAAATAACTGTTATTATTCAATTACTTCTAAGTTTTTCTCAATATTAAGTTGCCCCTTGCGAGGGATAACACCTTGAGAAAGGAAAGGCAGTTGAAGTGCTAATCAATTATTCATTAACACAAGGAACAAATTATGGCTAACGCCACAGTTTCACGCCTTGGTCTGGTTAACAATAGCGGTACTGGCTACGACGCTCTTTTTCTCAAGGTTTTTAGTGGAGAGGTTCTGACTTCTTTCTCTGAAAACAATGTGTTCAATGAGCGCATGCAAACTGTTAGGACTATTACTTCAGGTAAGTCAGCACAGTTTCCAGTCTTAGGTACAGCTACAGCTGCGTATCATTCAGTGGGCACTCCGCTGGTTGGTGCTAACCAAATCAAGGCAAACGAAAAGATTATCTCTATTGATGATCTACTAATTTCTCAAGCTTTCATCACAGATCTAGATGAGCTTAAGAACCATTACGACGTAAGAGCTACCTATGCTCAAGAGTTAGGAAAGGCCCTGGCTCGGCGTTATGACCAGAACGTTGCGAAGGTAATCGCTAACGCGAGTCGTGCTTCAGCAACTATCTCTGGTGGTAATGGTGGTACTGTTCTAACTCTTGCTAACGGTAATACTGCATCTGCAAACGTTACTGGTGATGAGTTAGCAGCAGCTATCTATGATATCGCTCAAACATTTGACGAGCGAGACATTCCTCCTACAGACAGATTTGTTGTACTTCCTCCAGCGGAATACTACAAATTACCTGAGTCAGCTACTCGTACTATCGATACTGATTTCAACCCAGGTGGTAATGGTTCATTTGCTTCAGGGCGTGTTCAGCAGATTGCAGGTATGCCTGTGATCATGAGCAACAACATTTCACAGGAGAACAAACCTCCAGGTGGAGCTGATGCTAATGAATTAGGTGGATCTAATAACACCTATGCTGGTGACGATAGTAAGACTATTGGTTTAGTCTTCCATAAGTCAGCAGTTGGTACAGTGAAACTCATGGACATGACTACTGAAATCAGTGGAAGTGACTATGGAATTATGTATCAAGGTACATTGATGGTTGCGAAATATGCTCTTGGTCATGGAATCCTAAGACCAGAAGCAGCAGCTACAATTAAGTTGTCTGCATCTTAACCACATGCGAAGAGTATCAATCTGGGATGGGTTGGTACTCTTCTTTTTCTTTAGGTATTAAATATGGAAAGCAAAAAAAAGAAAAAACCTCAAACAATTGCAGATCTTTATTTAAGATTTGAATATCCAAAAAAGAAATGGAAAGGATGGGAATATTACGAAGGAACAAAGAAACAAAGAGATCAAGAAGATAAACACAACAAATATCTAAAAGAAAAAGGAATTGATAAGCTTAAACTACATAGCAAGTGGAACACGAGGAACGTTTAATGGCTACAGCAACAACAGAACTAGAAGCAGTAAACACCATGCTTTCAAGCATAGGTGAATCTCCTGTTAACACCTTGGTTGGTAGCTTGGGTGTTGATGCAAAGATGGCACAAACAATTTTGAAAGAGATTAATAAAGATGTTCAATCAGAAGGATGGCACTTCAATACAGAAATAGATTTAACCTTAACAAGAGATGCTTCTAAGCAAATTACTTTGTCTAGTAATACGTTAAGAGTTGATCCTAATATCCATGACCATGCATCAGTTGATGCTGTTCAAATTGGTTTAAAACTATATGACCGTAAAAAACATACGTATGAATTTGATGAAGATTTGATTTGTACTGTTGTTTACTTTAGAACTTTTGATGAAATACCTGAACCTGCTAGACGTTATGTAATGATCAAAGCTGCAAGAATCTTTATTGATCGCATGGTAGGAGATGATGGATTAAGAACTTTTACACAACAAGACGAAATAAGATCAAGATCAATATTAATGGAAACAGATTATTCAAATGCAGATCATAATATTTTAAGAGGTGATCCAGCATCTACTACTGTCTTTAATACATACTCTCCTGCCAGTGCTTTAATTCGTTAATCATGGGTCTTATTACTCAATCTATACCTACTCTTTTAAGAGGGGTTTCACAAGCTTCTGACACACAAAAGCAGTCAGACCATGCTGGTATTCAAATAAATTTTGTTAGCAGTCCTACAGAAGGACTCAAGAAAAGATCAGGAGCACAATATATAGCAACATTACAATCTTCAACGATGGGTAATGTACATATACAAACAATTAATAGAGATGAAACTGAAAGTTATATAGCTGTTTTTGGTGATCAAACCTTAAAAATTTTTAACGCTAAAACTGGAATATCTATTGGGTGTGAAACTCCTGATGGTACAAGCTATTTAGACACAACTATAGAAAGAGAAGAAATAAAAACTGTTAGTATTGCTGACTATACTTTTGTTCTTAATGTAAATAAAACAGTAGCAATGACTGCTGATGTCAGTGCTGGTGCCAACAATGGAGCATTAGTTTTCTTTAATCAAGTTTCAGATAAAACTTATTACACAATAACTGTAAATAATACAATAGCTGTACATGATACAAACAATGATGATCCATTAAGTACGAATACAATAGCGACAGGAATAAAAGATAAATTATTAGGTCAAAACGGTAAAAGTCCTGATTCTGGAAGTGCTTTAACAGGTTTTACTATTGTTCAAAATGGACCTGTTTTATGGATAAAAAAAGACGATAACACTGATTTTGGTATTGATACGCATGACACTCAAGGTAATTCACAAATAACATTAGTTAAAAACTCTATTCAAAATTTTACTGATCTTCCAATTGTTGCTCCTAATAATTTTGTTGTTGAAGTTAAAGGAAGCGACAGTACAAAATTTGATAATCATTACGTTAAGTTTGTAACAAATAACGGTGGTACTTTTGAACAAGGTCAGTGGGAAGAAACATTAAAACCAGGAATACAATTTAAATATAATTACTCAACAATGCCTCATGTTCTGATAAGAAAATCAGATGGTCGTTTTATATTTACACAGGCCGATGGAGGTACTTATACTCTTTACGATAAAACAGGTACTTACTCACAGGCAAATAATGTTGTAACTGTTACTTCTACTAATCATGGATTTTCAACAGGGAATCAAGTTGCTTTAATTTTTACATCTGGTAGTGGTATCAATGCTACAACTGCCGTCACAGTTACAAATGCAAATACGTTTACTTATAATGCTACTGATGGCAATTTTGCTTCAGGTGCTAACGTAATTTTTGGAACACCAAATACAGAAACTTTACCAAAATGGAGTGACAGGACAGTTGGTGATTTAGATACTGCGCCTAATCCTTCTTTCGTTGGTCAGGAATTAAATAACATTTTCTTCTTTAGAAATCGATTAGGTTTTCTTGTTGATGATGACGTAATTCTTTCAAGAGTTGGAGACTATTTTAATTTTTTTCCTGAAACAGTAACGACAATTATTGATAGTGATCCTATTGATATAACAGCTTCTCATACAGAAATTTCTATATTAAAACATGCAATAACAATGGGAGAAGAATTAATTCTTTTTTCAGAAAAAGCACAGTTTATACTGAAAGCATCTGATGACACATTGACACCTAAAACAGCATATATAGCGGTAGCTACAGAGTTTAATAATAATACAAAAGCTAGTCCTGTCAGTTCAGGTAATAGTGTTTATTTTTTAACACGGAAAGGCGAATATTCAGGGATTAGAGAATACATAAAGCAACCAGGAGTTGAAGTAAAAGATGCAAGTGATATAACAATACATGTACCTAAATATATACCTGGTAGTGTTTATAAAATGACTACTTCTAGCAGTGAAAATCTTCTTGCATTATTGCCTAATAAACAAGGGCAATTTAGTGGGAAAAGTTTTAGTAAAACTTCAGACCAAGATGAAGATAGTATTTATATAAATCGTTGGTTATATGGTGAAAACTTTAATAAGGTTTTAAACTCTTGGTTTAGAATGCATTTTGAAGCTTCTTACAAGATTATCAATATAGATTTTATTGATTCTGATTTATTTGTTGTTGTAGAAAGTGCTACTGAAACGGTTTTATTAAAAGTACCATTTGAATCTAAACATCAAGATCCTCACGTTACATCAGGAGAAGATACTGCTTGTGAATTTCATTTAGATTTTAAAGTAACAGAAGCTACAACAGGTGTTTCTATTACTTATGACAGTACTACTAAACTTAGTACTTTTACTTTTCCTTATAAGTTATATAAAACACCTACAATTATTGGAAGATTTTTAGATGATGGTTCAAATGGTGGCACAGTAGAAACAAGTACCTATGTAGATGACAAAGGTAATACAAAGACATTAAAACCAGGTCAAACCATTACAACTTCTACTATTGCTTTTAACAATTATGGAATTAGTTCTGTAGTTACAGCAACAGGCGACTATAGAAATTCAAAAGTAATGATGGGATATGTAATACCTTCTGTATATCTTTTCCCTTCACAAAAGCTAATAGATCAAAAAAACAATGCTCCTATCTTAGGAGGTAGGTTTCAACTGCTTCATTTTTATTTAAAATATGAAAAAACAGCAAGCTTTGAAATAAGTGTAAAAGATTCAGGAGGTAATTTTCATTCTTATAATTTTTCTCCAAATGTATTAGGAGTTAGATATACAAGAGGTGCTACAGGTAGTGCAATTCAAACATTAAATAATTTAAAAATACAAAAAGGAGTTTTTAAATTTCCTGTAATGACTAAAGCAGATCAAGCTCAAATTTTTATTCTTAGTAATTCTTTTTTACCAGCACAATTTCTTAGTGCAGAATATGAAGCGATGTACCATTCAAGATCTAGAAGAATTTAATGGCATATCTAAGAAAATCTAATTTATCTGACCTTACTTATGTCTGTAACCATTTAAGAATTTTAGATAAAATAGAAGCTTGGTATCAAACAGGTCAACAACCAGAAGAAGCACTAAGGCTTACTTATTTATTTACAGAAAAGAATTTAGCTATTGCTGGTGATGAAGATCAACCAATAGGTTTATGTGGTGTATGCAGCGATGGAACTATATGGATGGTTGGTACAGATGAACTAACAAGTAAAAGAAGTTATAGGGTTGACCTGATTAAAAAAGGAAGGGAATGGGTAGACAGTCTATTGAAAACTTATAACGTCTTATATAATTATGTATATGCGGAGAATACTTCTGCTATCAAATGGTTAAAGGCTTTAGGGTTTACGTTTGTTAAGTTGCACCCTGAATACGGCCACCTAAAAAAACCGTTCTATGAGTTTGTGAGGATCGTCTAAATGTGTGTTCTGAGTGCTCTTACTCCTCTTCTTGCTAGTAGTGCAGCTCCAGTTTTAGTTCCTTTAGCTAATGCGACAGCTGTTGCAGGCACAGCTGGTGCTACTACTGGAGGAGGTTTATTTGGTACAAGTTTCTTAAGCAGTCTGGGACTAGGTAGTGCAGGTACTGCTAGTCTCTTGGACTCAACTCTTTTCGCTGGTGGAAGAAGTTATCTAGGCATGAGAAGAGGAAATGAACTAGCAGCCCAAATGGAAGAATCGGCTAACAGGGCTTTTGCTTTAGAACAAGAAGGAGCTGGAGCTAGACTTAAAGAAGAAAGAAAAGCAAACGCACAAGAACAATTAGCATTAGCTAAGCAAGGAGCACGAGCAGCAGGAGCATTGAAAGCTTCTGAAAGATCAGGATTAACAATTGACTTGTTATTAGCTGATGCAGAAAGACAGGAAGGTGAAGCTAAGAGTTTATTAGAACAAACAATGGAATCAACAACTCAACAGTATAGAAGAAATGTTTTAGGCTTTAAAGCTAAAAGAGATCAAAGAGTTGCTACAGCTAACAGTAAGAGAAGAGGAGGTTTAGACGTTGCTCTAGATACAATTGGTAGCGGTCTTACTCGTTACTACGGCCTTACAGGTAACGCCTAATGACTAACAGTTTTCAACCACAAGCACAACCAGTAGACACTTATGTACAACCTCAGAGTACAGACTTAGATGTTTTAGCAAGAGCTTTAAAAGCTGTTAATCCTGGTATTGAAGCTTTCCTTGATAACAAGATGGATGAAGCAATTGAAGATGAACAGCAAAAAGGAAGAGAAATAGCTTATGACGAGTTGCTAGATGATGGCAGTGTTAAAAAAGCTGTTGATAAAGTAAGAAAAAAAGATGGCAATGAAGCTGCTAGACAATTAATAGGTGGAAGTATTTTTTCTCAAAAAGCTTACGAAAGAACTAGAACAAAAATACTTGCTTCTAAATTTGAAAATACATTTGATGCTGATTATCTTAACGCTCAAATTGACACTGGAAAAGTAGATTCAGAAGGTCAACCAATTCTTTATTCATTAAGAGAACTTCCTCATAATTCTGAGCATGTTCAAGCATGGAGACAAGAGAGAGCTAATAATTATTTATCACAATTAGAAGGAATAAGTCCAAAAATTGTGAATGATCATTTTATGCCAACGATGCAGGATAACTTTTTTAAGTTTACGTCTAAACATTCTAAAGATCATAGAGAATTTCAATTTGAAAACTTACAATTAGAGATACCTAGTATTGTTAGAGAAGCTTCTGATTATATATTTAAAGGTAATATTGAAGAAGCTAAAACAAAAATAAATGATCATCTTGATCTTTTAAGAAATGCTGGTGTAACTGGTGCAGAATCTAAACAAGTATATAAAGACTTGTTAGATAATATTATTGCTATAGCTGAAATAAACAGATCAAGTGGAAATCCTGTAAGAATTAAAAAAGCAAGATCACTACCTACAAAACTTGCAAAAATAATTTCTTATGGTCCAGGTGGATCTAAAAATTTACTTGATCATCCTGATTTTGCAGAGAGATTTTCTAATTTTGAAGAAAGTTTTAGTTCTACTATTGTTAATGAAATTAAGGCAAGAGATCAATTAGAAGCGCTTGCAAAACAACAAAACCTGAACGAGGCAATGATACAAATATCAAACATAAAAACTACAAATGATAATGGCGATATTATTCCTGAAAAAGTAAAAGAACAACAAGATTTATATAACGACTTTTTAAACGACCCTGCAAATGTAGATATTTATCAGGACGTTCAAAAAATAGGAATGATGGATAACCAACGATTGAAAACTGAAATAGCACCTTCACTAAGAAGAGCAATAATGGAAGGTTTTTATGGAGATGATATAGGCAAAGCTTTGAATGATATACGCATGGCTCAATCACAACATCCGACATTAGATGCAGAAGCTATTGAAATTTTTCAGCAATTAGAAACCCTTGCTAGAACTGTACCGAAACTTGGGACACAACTTCAAACAAGTGTAGACAACATAATGAAGCCAACGGAAATATTTTTGGGCAAAGGTCTTAATGGATACCTCAAAGCAGAAAATGCTAAGAAAGGCATTAAATTAAGAAGAACAACTGCAATTGAATTTGAAGAATGGTTGACTGATTACATAGAAACAAACAAACAATTTCCAAGTCGACAAGTAATTCAAGATAAAGAAAAACAATATAGAGATCAATTGCTTGCTGAACAAGGAATTTTAGAAACAGAAGAGGTTGATTCTGATTACCCTATTGGAATAGCTGATAATCCATATAGAAATTACAGCGGTAAAAAAGAATTTAACACAGGAGAAACAAAGTCAAATACTGCATCTTCATTTATGGAGACTGGAACTACACAAGGTTCAACACCTATAGATGCAAAAATAAAAAACCAAAAAAAAGAAAAAACGAAAAACGTAACGACAAAAGAAGTAGAAAATAAAACACAAGATACGAAAGAAAATAAATCTATTCTTAATTCTTTAATAGGCAACTACTACAACCCACAAATAATTAATCCAAGTACGTTAGAAAACATGCTTGAAAGTAAATTTATTACTCCAAGTCAAGGTGGTCGTTTTATAGACAAAGCTGGAAATTACTATCAATTAGAAAAAGGCAGTCTTATGCCTGGTGTCATGCAAGACATTAATATTACTAAACCAATAGCTCAACCAAACCTAGAAAAATTAGCAATAGAAGGAGGTTTTACACCTGAACAAGCAAAAATAATGGCAGCAATTGCTATGGCTGAATCAGGTGGTGTTGCTAGAGCTTTAAATGATGTAGGTGATGACAACTCATTTGGTTTATGGCAAATCAATATGATTGATGTCCCTGACTACAAACTAGGAGAAGAACGTAGAGCCAAATTAAAACTAAAAACAAATGATGAACTTTATAACCCTGCTACAAACGTAAGAGCAGCTAAGATGATTTTTGATGAACAAGGGTTTGAAGCTTGGGGGGCTTATACCAACGGAGACTACAAGGACTTTTTAACCAAAACTGATTAGTTATGACTGATTCTAATTTAGCTTTTAAAGATTTTGCCGTTCAAGACAATCCATACGATGATGATCCTCTTAATCAAGCATTAAAGGAAAACAAAGAAAATAATGCACTAAGACAAATAGGAGGTTTTGGTCTTGAAATAGGTACTGGAATAACAACAGACCAATTAACTGCTCCCTTACTTGTAGCTCCTGTTCCTGGTGCTCGTGTTGCTTATGGAGTTATTAACTTTAGTTCTGGATATGCTTCTAACGTAGCTGCACAAAAGAT